CCTTTCAAAGTAATTACCAAAGATGGTGTTATCACAGAAAGAGAAAATGTAGAATTGGAAATGGTAGATGTAAAGCCTATTCCTTCTGCAACTATGGAGCCTGAAGTAAACAAAGTACCAGACCCTAAATCTCCAGCACAAAACGATAAAGGCTTAAAGACTTCATCTATGTTAGCTGAAGTTGAAGAGTTACCTACCGGTGATGGTATCGAAGGAACTCCTGACCCATTAGCGGGTGAGCCTGGTTCTCCATTTGATATGAAGAAGATGTATGAAGATATGGCTTACAGAATCGAAGAGATGGAAAAGAGAATCGCTAAGATGGAAGAGATAAAAGAAGGAGTAGAAGTAGAAGTAGAAGAAGAAGAGATGGAGAAGTTACCTAAATTAGATGGTGCTCCAATTGAAGAAGCTGCTAGATTCTCTGCAATCAAACCAAAAAATAAATTGAAAGAGAGTAACCCACAAGGTTCTTTCTTAGAGAAATTATATAAATAAAAAAACTAAAATCATTAAAAAAATGAGAAAATTACAAAAATTCACAACTGACAATCCTGTAGTTACTAGCACATACGCTGGTGAATTCGCAGGTAAGTATATTAGTGCAGCTTTGTTATCAGCTAAGACGTTGGATAACAAATATGTAACTATTATGCCAAATGTAAAGTACAAGTCTGTTATTCAGAAAGTACAATTAGACAACATTGTTGTAAACGCATCTTGTGACTTCACAACTGCAGGTACAGCATCTCTTACTGAGAGAATCTTAGAACCAAAAGAATTGCAAGTTAACTTGGAATTATGTAAGCAAGAATTCGTTGATAGCTGGGAAGCTTTACAATTAGGATATTCTGCTTTCGATACAATCCCTGCAAACTTCAATGATTATTTGATTTCTTATGTAGGTGGATTCGTAGCACAAGCAACTGAACAATCAATTTGGGCAGGTGCAGCAGCAACTAACGGACAATTCGGTGGTTTCCAAACAGCATTCTCTGCATCAATCGCAGCGGGAGGTTCAACAGCAGTATTACCAGCAAGAAGTGCAGGTAGTGGTTCAGCAATCATTTCTGGTTCTGTAACTTCAGCTAACGTATTATCTAAATTAGATTCAGTAGTACAAACTATTCCTGATGCTGTTTATGGTAAAGAAGACCTTTTACTTTATGTTTCTACAAACGTGGGTAAGGCTTATCAACAAGCATTAGCAGGTGGAGCAGTAGGAGCTAACGGATGGAACAACCAATTGAACGTGGGTGAAAAACCATTCAACTTCAATGGTATTGAAATCGTATTGTGTCCTGGTTTATCTTCTGACAAAATCGTAGCAGCACAAAAATCTAACTTATTCTTCGGTACAGGTTTATTATCTGATTACAACCAAGTTAAAGTATTAGACATGGCTGACTTAGATGGTTCTCAAAACTATAGAATCATTATGAGATACACTGCTGGTACTCAATTCGGTATCGGACAAGACATCGTTTACTACGGAGCTTACTAAAAATAATTAAGTGGAGAGGAAACTCTCCACTTTAATCAGTTATTAAAACAAACAAAATAAAAAGAAAAACTTATGGCTACATGTAATTTAACATTAGGAAGACAGGAGCCGTGTAAGGAATCGGTAGGTGGATTGCAAGGTGTGTATTTTATTAACTACACAACTGCTTCATTTACTCATGGTGCAAATGGACAAGTTTCAGCACTTCCTACAGGTACGACAGTTTACTATTATGAGCTTAAGGGTAATTCTTCTTATACAGAGACAGTTAACTCTTCTAGAGATAATGGTACTACATTCTTTTCACAAGAATTGACATTAAACTTAAAGAAATTAACTCCTGAGATGACAACGCAATTGAAAACAATGGCGTATGGTAGACCTCAGATTGTTGTTTGGACTAATGCTGGTGATGCGTTATTAGTAGGTGAACACCAAGGAGCAGATGTTACTGCAGGTACAATACAAACAGGTGGTGGTTTAGGAGACCTTTATGGATACTCTGTAACTTTCACAGGATTGGAAAATACTCCAGCATCATTCTTAACCGGTTCAACAACCGCGAGTGCATTTACAGGATTGTCTACACAACCAACAATTGTATATGGAAGTTAATTAAATTAACCTTAAATATAAAACATAAATTGGGTAATCAGAAATGGTTACCCTTTTTTGTTAGTAAAAAATCGGGATAATTGGTGTTATATAAGAGATAAATCATAGATAATGCAGGGATATTACTTAACAGGCAGCAACTTATTTACTATTAGAACACAGGATATGACGAGTAGACCTACTTTAACTTTAAGGTTAGAGGATATGTACACTTTGAAAAATACAAGTTCTTCTATTAGTAGTTATACTTTTAATGATTACGAAAACATTCTACAATTTACTGCATCAATTAGTGGTGCAATAGTTGGTGGAGAATATAGAGCAACCATAAATTCAGGTTCAACTAACATTTGGAATGGTTCTATTCAGGTTTATCAATCAGAATCACTAAATACAACATACACAAATCAAAATAATCAGTACGTTTCGCATGTTACTGATAACGAATTTATAATAATGTAATATGAACAAATCGTATCAAAACTTTTCAGTTGTAAATTTAGCTCAGCAGGATGTACCTATAATAAGAGAGGATACAAAGACTCGTTATAATTGGGTGCCGTTCGGTATTGGATTACAGGATGATTTCTATCCAGAGGTAACTGCAGCTTATAACACATCAACAACAAATGCTGCGTGTATTGAAGGTATAGCAGATTTAATATTTGGAAAAGGAATCTACACTAAGAATGAAGCATTTACGGATGCATTAGCTAAATTAGTACCACAAGAAGAGTTAAAGAGAGCAATCTTTGACGTAAAACTTTATGGTAACGGAGCATTTCAGGTTTATTGGAATGATGACCACACAAAGGTAATTAAATTCTATCATATACCGGTTCAAACACTAAGAGCTGAGAAGTTATACGATAATCCAAAGATTCAGAACTACTTCTATTGTACTGATTGGTTTGATATGAAAGCACAAAAGAGTAAAATCAAAATACCTGCTTTCGGAACATCTAATGAGAAAAGAGAAATCCTATGGGTTAAGAATTACACACCAGGTAAGTACTACTATAGTATCCCTGATTGGATTGCAGCCCTTCAATTTTCGTTCGTAGAGGCTGAGTTGAGTAATTTACATCTAAACAACATAGAGAACGGATTTTTACCCCTCGTAATGGTAAATATGAATAGTGGAGTTCCTGCACCTGAGGAGAGAGATACTATTGAAGACCTAATCGAAAGAAAGTTTACAGGCACTAGAAATGCAGGTAGATTTATGATTTCATTTAACGATGATGCAGCTAACAAACCTACTATTGATACAATCAACATTGAGAACTTACACGAAAAGTTCCAATATGTTGCAGAATACGCGCAGGATAGAATATTAGTTGCACATAGAATTACATCACCATTATTGTTCGGTATTAGAACTGCTAATAACGGATTCTCCTCTCAATCAGAAGAGATGAAAACGGCATTCTCTATTATGCAAACAATGACTATTCAACCATTTCAAAACTTAATCATCAATGTAATAGGAGATGCCCTATTAGAAGGTGGATACGATGATACACAATTGTACTTTGAGCAATTAACACCATTGGTAATTCTTTCTACAACTGCAGAAGAAACAGGAAAGACAGTTGGACAGGTAGAAGATGAAACGAATAAGGCTATGGAAAACCCTGATGCTGTAGACCAACCAACTGAAAACATTGAACAAATGAGTGAAGAGGAAGGATGGGTATATTCATCTCAACCAAACTTTACAAAACATTACGAAGTATATAAATAAAATAAAAATATGGCATACGTCTTATTCATTACCAGAAACGACATCATTAAGAACACTCCATTGCAGGGTGCTATAGATGCTGATAAGTTATTGCCTTTTGTTAGAACAGCGCAAGATAAATACCTTTTGGATTTATTAGGTACTGTTTTATTTGATTACCTTCAGGCTAAAATTGCTGATAATACTTTTGGAACACTAAATGCTTACTATCAGGATTTAATGGATGACCACATAAAGAATACTCTAATATGGTATTCCGCAGTAGAATATATTCCATTCTCTTCTATCTCATTCAAAAGTGAGGGAGCAGTTAAACACCTTTCAGACCAATCAGTTGCACCAGGTAAAAACGAAGTTGATTACTTAAAGCAACAGGCACAACAAAATGCTGATTACTACGCGACTAGATTACAGAACTATTTGATTTCTTATTCTAATCAAATACCTCAGTACTTAGAATCTGTTGGTAATCAAACACAAATTTATCCAAATATGGCTAACACCTACTTTGGAGGGATAAACTTATAATATAAAGTGAATGGCACAAATAGTAAATGATAGCGGTACAAACTTTACTCTCTATTACAATACATTAGAGTATTTCAAAACTATTATGAGTAACCACCCTTCAATCGGGTCAGTTACACAAGGTGATATATTTGAAATAGATAGTAGAGAGTTTCCAGCTTATCCGTTGGGAAATGTTTTAATTACTAATACTGTCTTTGGAACTAAAACTTCAAACTTTACTATTCAACTTACCGTTGCCGATAAAGTTAAGTTAAAAGGTAATGATTCAGTTGGTAGAACTAACGCACAGGTAATTCCTTTTGAAGGAGTTGATGATGTGGTAGATATACACGCTAATACTTTAGCAGTTATCAATGATTTAACTTCATACACTCAAAGAAATGTAGAAGCTATTGAAGTTGATGGTGATATAAATTGTACTCCATTCAAAGATAACTTCGATAATGGTTTAGCAGGTTGGGTAGCTACATTTGATATAACAGTTCATAACGATAAAAATGTTTGTCTGTTTGACCTATTCCCTACTACAACTACAACTGCTGGGCCTACTACAACAACAACCACAGGTGCTCCGACAACAACAACTACGAGTACCACAACAACTGCAGCTCCTACTACTTCGACTACGACAACTACGACAAGTACGACTACTACGACTACTACGACTGCTGCACCTACCACTACAACTACATCAACTACTACTATAGCACCTCAATGTA